TTGTTAATACTAATGAATCTTCAACTTTAACTCCGCCAACTCCTGGCGCCCTAAGAACTAAATCAGCATCACTTGCTAGTGTTTCAATAGTAGTTCCTGTAACTCTTATTTGATCAAATTCCCAACGGTCTGCATACAGTTGAGAAACTATATTATTGTCTATTGCAAATTTTATTACACTTGGATTGCTTGTTGTTTCTTCGTCTTCAATAGTAATACTAGTAACTGATAACGATCCGTCACCAATTTGACTTAAGAAAACATTAGCAAAGTTATATGCAACATAATCTGCTACACCTTGAACATTGGTTAATGCGTCTGGATTTCTTAATGCTCCATTAATATTGCCGCCGGCGTCATATTCAAATGTGCCGTATTCGTAGTTTACTACATTCTCAACAGATACAGTAGGTGCTGCGCCGGAACCTGTTGACGGATTTCCCGGGGTTAGCATTAAAGATGCTCCGCCAGTGTCTAGTCCACTTGTTCTAAGTTTTTGCAGGTTGCTTCCGCCGTCATAAATTATAAATCCGCTTATATCTTCATCATAACCAAAGTATGCATTAGCAATACTTCCTCGATTAATTTCTAATCCAGAAAATCTTTCAGTTCCTTGAATTCCATTTGAACCATCATCACCTTGATTAAGTGTAATAACTCTATCTGTAATAACAGTATCAGTAGTTTCTAGTCTTGTAAAGTTTCCTTCAACTACTAAATCTCCAGTTACAAAAACTGTTCCTGCATCTAGTCCAGTATTAAGTTTTATGTAGCCGCCAGGTTGAACAGTTACAGTATAGTTACCGCTATCTGCAACTCCAGGTGTTCCTGCTATATTAAGATACTTAGACATTCATTTTCCTTAAAAAATGTAGGGGATTGCTCCCCTACTTTTCTATTCTTAGTCAGCTTCAAAATCATCTGCACCAGTGAATGAATCATCTGTTCCAGCTTCTTCCATTTCAACTGCGCCGTCATCTGTAGCATTACTAAAGTTCCAAGCAATTTTTGTGCCTGAGTCAAGTGTTACCATACGTCCTGCAATTTTTGTAACTTGACGAGCTGTTCCGCCATCGTCTTTTACAGTAATAGTCATATCGCCTACTGCTAAAGTACCTTGTGCTTTATCAGCTAGAGTACAATCTTCTGTGTTTGTGCCGTCTGTGCAACGGAACTTTTTAGATCCTAATTGCTTTACAATCCAACCGTTTGCTTCAGCTTGTCCTGTAGCACGGAAACGAACTTTGATTTCATTGCCGCCTGCTGTTGGCTCTCCAAAATATCTTTTATTAAGTGGTCTTCCCATTTGTTTTCTCCTATAAAAAGTAGTCCTATGCCCGTTCTATGGGCTACGCTGTGGTGCAGCATAAGTCCGCCTTGCGGCACACTATCTGACAATAGTATTTATCAAATAAGAAAAAAGCCCGACACAGTTATGCATCGAGCTTTTACTAATAAAGGTGATAGGTTGGACTTTGAGAATACCAACAACCTCCTAGTAGCTCTCGCTATATTCGGAGGAGCCTAGCATCGGATAGTTACTTCCAAAAACATATCTTTGTATCTCTACACTCATATGTTGCCACTACAGCTACTAGCCAAGTTGTGTCACTACGCAACACCGTTCCTTGCACTATCTAACTTAGACCGTCGCCTAACTTATGTATTAACTATAACATCATTACAAACAATGTCAACCACTTTTTTAAAAAAAAGTCAAAAAAATAGGCCCCGTAAGGCCTATTTTCTGTTTAGTAAAACTAAACTTAGCTAAAGCTAACTGCTGTGTCAGTAATGTCTACTTTACCCAAGTAGTCAGCTGCGTTACCAAGCGATGACGCAGTGTTATTCAACTCAACATATCCATAACGTGTCATGAATGATACTGTTGGTTCGAATGTACCTGGATCCAATACAACTCCTGAGCTCATTAGCGGGATGTATGGGCAATAGAATGCCGCTGCATCTGATTCGCTTGAACCTTTGTAGCCGATTAGTACTGCTGAATCGTCAGCAGCATAAGTGTTTACATACACTTTCATAGCGTTGTTCAAAGTACCAACCATCTTAGTGTTAGTTGGGGCTTCAAAAGCACCTTCAGTTGTACGTGCAAACGCTGAAGTTGTAGCAGATTGTAGGATTGTTAACGCGAATGGCGATACAACAGCCCAGTTACCTGCACCTCTACGTGTGCGCTGTGCAATCAAGTTACTTACGCGGTTGATCTGCACTGCCAATGCGGCATGCTCGTCACCTACGAATGTAGCTGTACCTGAAACACCTGTTTGTACATATGTTTCAGCAGCAGTACCAGCTAGTGTGTCTAAAGACGCTAGTACTTCTTGATCGATTTCAGCAGTAATCTCTTGTGCTAATGCAGCCATGATTTCTGCTTCTACGTCAATACCATGCATAGACTGTGCGTCTTGTGCAGCTTCAAACGTCCAGCGAGCTGACAACTTACGTGTCTTAGCTTCAACTGTCTGCTTCAAGATTTGAATTGACATTCTGTTACCGGCTTCACCTTCAAGTGTCGCTGTTGCATCAGCTTTACCTGATGTAGCATTACCTGAATATGCTTCAGCAATTTTGAATGGGCTTAAAGCTTCTTCGCCTGCTGTTGCACCTGATGCGCCTGTACCTACTGTGTCTGAATAACGAACACGTAGAGTGTGGATTTGACCCACAGGACCAGTCATTGGTTGTACGCCTACTAACTCGTTAGCAATAACGGTTGGCATTACACGTCTGATTACTGGAAGAATCACACGGTTTAGTGTTGCAACGTTGCCCGCAGATGTTGCACCAGCTGTAGCACTCTCTGACAAGTACTTGCGAGTATTTTCTAGCGTAGCAGCCATAACAGACTTCTTGTTGCCTTGCAAGCCTTCAAGAAGAGCAGTTTTGGTGTCTACCCAGCGGCTTTCTAATAGTTCTGACATCATTATCTCCTTAATTATAATCCAGCAAGACGTTTAATATCAACCACATTACTTTGTGTTTCATCGTCTGCTTTAGTTGCTGTCATTGTTTCTTCTCTGTTGCCTGTAACTTCTTTGCCTTCTGTTAATGCTGCCTTACGCTTTGCTGGAGTATTTCCGTCGATAACCGATGGTAAGTACTTGTCAAACTGCTTTTGCAAACGGTCTGTCTGTACTGATTCCAGTAAGTCTGTCATAATCTCGCGCTGATCGTTGCTCAAAGGAGCAATCAGTTCGTTCATAATCTTTTCTCTTTTTGCTGTTTCAACTAAACGCTGTTTTTCAACGTTAACTGATTCAGCTAAAGTTTTTGCCTTCGATGCAAATGCTTTTGCTTCTGCAAGTTGCTTGTTTTTAATATCAACAACTTTAAGAAGTTTAGCTACTTCTGAATTCTCATTCAAGTGGCTAGTTGTATATTCGCTTGCAAATGCTTCGAAGATTTTACGACCAAAATCGTTTCTTCGTGCTGTGTCAATGTCTTCTTTAAGTGCAGCAATTTCACCTTGCAGTGATTTGCCAACCATTTCAGATACTGCTGTAGCACTTCTTTCAATAAAGTTAGTCTTAACTTTATTAAAGTGTGTTTTAGCTTCACGTACTAAACGTACTTTTGTTTCTGCTAAATCTTTCTTGTCTTCATGGAATTCTGAAATTTCATTAGACAGGGCATCTACTACAAACTCTTCTAACTGGCTATAACTTTCAGCCAGTGCAGCTTTGTCTGCACGTAGTTCTTTAATTTCTGCTGCTAAATTTTCAGCAACAAAACCTTTTAGAAGATCTGCATTTTCACGCATTGCAACCGCATACTTTGCTTTTGCTTCTGCTAAACCTTTACGGTCTTCTTGGAATTCTGCAATCTCTTCTGCAAGACGCTCGGAAAGCATTGAGTCGATAGCTTCAACCATAGTTGATTTATCGTGCTCATACTTTTGTGCAAATTCTTCACGAAGTTCAGCAGCTACTTGCTGCTTATTTTCAGAAACCTTTGCGTTCCACGCCTCTTCTAACTCAGCCCTGATTTCCTCTGAAACAACATCATTTTCAAACAGTGTTTTCAGTGCATCAATCATTGTGTTCTCCTAATTTCACTGGAGTTTACTGATTATATTAATCAGTGATTCCTTTAGATACTTTTGTGCCTTTGGATCTTCTTTAGTAGCCTGTGCTAATTCATATGCCTTCATCCCGCCTCTTGAATTCATAAGTTGTTCATAAATTGGAGTAGGATATGCACCAGGAGCAGATGGCTGAGCAACTACGTCCACGGTAATAATTTCAAAGTCAGCAACGTTACCGCTGCTGTCAACTTCACCAGAGCCCCTAGATGAAACACCTAGTTTAACTCCGCTTTCAAGCATTGTTTTAACTAGTTGTCCCATTGGGGTTGGTAAAATTTTCAACTTTCCGTAACCGTTGTCACCATCCATCCAACATTCAGTTATCATATGGCTTACACGGTCAATATTGATGTTAAGTCCTTCTGGATGATCAACTTCTCCGAGAGGAGTATAGCCACCGCTAATCTGATCATTGAGCGTTTTGACAGCCCTGCCGATTTCATCTACAGGATACACTCGCTGATTAGCATTACGAATACCGCCTTGGATAATAATACCTTTTAAATAAAGGTCTTTACCCTCGTTAGCATTCTCTAATACTACGTTAGCTTGGTCAAATGTCAAATGCTCTCGTAAATCGTTCATCAAGATTCCCTAACTACTTTTTTAGCCGCCAATAGTTGGTTTTTTATTAGCTGCTGTCTCTGGTTTGCCCTTTTTCTCAGCGCCGTGACCAGGTTCGGTTTTGCCAGCTTTTGCTGCCTTACCACCAGGAACGTTAATGTTCTTGGTATTCATATCCTTAGCGTTCTGATCACTTAATGCAGAACCCTTAAGGTTACCTTTGTTAGCTTCTACGCCTGCTTCTGTACCAGCTTGGTTCAAGTTGCTTGCGGTTCCGCCCATATCGTTTTTATTTGCTACTGTCGACTTAGTGTTTGCACCATTGTCACCCATTGTAGCACTTACTTTTTCAACATACTCGCGCATTTGCTCGCCTGCTGTTTTTGGTTCTTTTGATTCTTCAACTTCTTCGTCAGTTGCTTCATCTACTTCTTCGTCTGTAGCTTCGTCAACTTCTTCGTCAGTTGCTTCATCTACTTCTTCGTCTGTAGCTTCAAATGCAAACGCTTCTTCTTCTGGCTCTTCTTCGCCTTCATCGTCGTCGCCTTCGTCATCGCCAGCCATCATTTTTTCAAATTCTGCTTTTAGGTCGTCTAGCGCATCTTCTAGGTCTTCTACACGATCTTCAACATCGCCTTCGCCTTCTTCGTCGCCTTCTTCACCTTCGTCGTCCATGCCTAGGTCTGCCATCATGTCGTCAGTTGGATCACCGCCCATGTCTGCCATTGGATCTGCTTCTACTTCAAACTCATCTAGGTCAAAGCCTTCTTCAACTTCTTCGTCAGTAGCTTCGTCTACTTCTTCGTCAGTAGCTTCGTCTAAATCTTCTTCTGACTCGTCTACTTCTTCGTCAGTAGCTTCGTCTACTTCTTCGTCAGTAGCTTCTTCAACTTCGGCTTCGTCTTCTAGTAAACCTTCGTAGATATCACGTGATTTTTCAACTACAATCTCGTGGAATAATTCTTGTGCTGCTTCTTTGTCTTCATTGACAAGAAGCTCTAGCATCTTTTCAAACTTATTTTGATCTGCCATTTTTAACTCCTATAAATGTTTTGTACACTCAAGAAACATCGAAGATGCTTCCTTTGTGGGGCTGTCAATATATATTTACATTATTTTTGAAAAAGTACGTAGAAATAGGCTCAAAATGAACCAAAAAATTTAATTAACAAATTTTTCTATAAAATCTGCAACAGAAATGTGTTTTAGATTGTTTAATTTAGTAAATTGTCTAGGAATAAAGTTATTTTCTCCTAACACTCTTATATATCTCTTGTCGGGGTTGTTAAATATGACACTATAAGTCTGTCTCTCCCAATTTCCATAATATGTTGCAGGTGCATCACTTTTTTTATAATTGTCAGTATCGGCGTATATATTATTAACTGTATTATCTTTGCCTATGCCTTTATAATCAAAGCCTAGAATGTATATTTCATTATTATTATGAATAGAAGCTAAATGGAGTGCAGTAGGTCCACTGCTCCATCCTTTTGTTGGTTTAAAAAAATTAAATCCAGTCATTCGGTGATATAACTTATTAGGATTTGTCCATACTTCGTTGCTATGTTGATAACGTGCATTATTAATTTCTATAATCATTTTAACATCAACTGAAATTAGATAATCAGGAGAATACTCTCTAAAAAGAGCATTACATCCGTATGTTTTACCTTTTGACTTTAATTGATTTAAATTAATTGGCTTTCGGCTTACACCATTGCCGATAACAAATGCTGCTAGGGACATTAGAGATCTGCTTGTTGTTGCGCTGCTATTCCGTACATTTGCTTTACAAATTCAAGTTCTTTTAGTTTTTCTTCATTGTGTAACTCAGACGATTTACGAATTTTTTGAATTTGTTTTAGACTTAACCGTGTTTTGCGTGTATCTTTTTTATCCACAACGGATTCGTCGTCGTTAGCATCGTAGCGTTTATCTTCTACTGGCTCAACTGTTTGTGGATCAAAATAAAATAGTTCACGTAGTATCATATTATTATTTATATCGTTTGTTCAGTTCCGGGTGCAGTAGTAGATCCTAGTTCTTGTCCTGTTGCTGTTTCAGGTCCTGCATCAGTGCCGCCATCAGCTGTATCTGCATCAGGATCAACTTCGTCTTCAAGGTTAGACATATCGTCGCCAATGCCTGCACTTGTTATTCCAGCGTCACGCATTTCTGCACTTGCGTCACCTGGAATAGGATCTAAATTCTCTTCGTTTTCTTCTCGCCATAAACGTTCGTTTTCTGCAAGTTCCTCGTCTGTCATGCCTAAGAAACGTTTCATAGCAAAACGATTTGAAATATAAGGTATAGCACTCATTTGTGTATATGTTGGTACACGAGCATTATCAATTTCACTTTGTCTATACGCTGCAAAATTTTGCGGTGGTTGAAATTTAAGATCAAACATTGCAACATCAACGTTCATTCCTTTTTCAAGAAGATATCTTTTAAACTCTTGATCAAATTCTTCAACAACTAAATTTTGTAAACGTTCGCAATACGTATTAAATCGCAGTTCTTGAATATATGCTGTGCCCACTCTGCCATCATTATACTGCGCTGCACTATCGTCGGCACCTGTGGGTAAGTATGAGCTAGGAATGCGCAAGCCTCTAACCAATTTATTTGTAAAGTATCTAAGGTCATCAATTTCTCCTAGGTTAGTTCCTCCAGGAAGTGTTTCTACTTTAGAACCTCTGCCTTCAGCAGTTTGCGGGAAAAAGTAATCTTCGTTGATTGACAGGGGATTGTATGAACTGTCTATGACATTTTGGCCTCCGCCTGTGGACGATGGGATACGTCTTTGATGTATTTCCGTTTTAACACGTTCTACAAATTGCATAGCAAGGTGTGATGGCATGTTACCCACATCAACATAGAATACTCTTCTTTCTGGTGCTCGTTGTACACGATAGATAATAATAGCATCTTCAAGCAATTCTTTTTGCTTGTATACTTTAAAAATTGTTTCTAATAAACTGTTACCAAATGGATAGTTGTTGTCTAAACCTTCTGACAATGAAAGATGTACAACGTGTTCTGCATCAACTGTAACTTCCCCATCGTCAGTTGTAAATCTGCTGCCACTCATGCTAGACTGAGGTTGTCCTACCATGCCACGAGCGCCGCCAGTGGGTTGATATTGTGATCCGCCGCCGCCAGTTATGTTGCCGTTTGTTTGATATGGTGTTGTAGCAATACCGTCTTTAAAATTAAAATTAATATTTTTAATTACATACTGTTCAGGAACTTTACCTTCTGATTCGTTTACAATAATGCGTGATACGTTTGCAGGATCAACATGAAACCAACGCTTAGTTTCTGGATCGCGTAGGAAGAATTGATCTCCCATTTTGAATACATTGCGTAGTATTCTAAAAATCTTTGTTTCAAAATTCTGTAGCTTGTTCCACTGTTGTAAATATTTTTGAACAATAGTAATTTCTGAGTTAGTTGCTTTTTGTTTAAAATCAATAATAAAGGGTGTATTATTTTGTTTATTCTTTTGTGTGCAAAATTCAGCAAGAATATCTAATGCAGCGTTAACTTCACTGTCTAAATCCATTGTGTTATATTGCCCGTAGCGTTCAACTCTGTTAGGTGAACCTACATAAACATCAGGCAAGTAGCTCGAATAGTTGGATCGCGCAGGTCCTGCCATGTTGCCGCTATTTTTTGATGTAAACGGACTATAACTACCGTTTTGATTATCGCCTGTTGGTACAGGTGTAAAATATTTTTTCCAACTCATTTAATTCTCCATTAGCCCGGCAATACACTTACTGAGCTTGTTGCAATGTTACCGCTTGCTAAATTTTTTGTATTTCTTTGTACGCCTAATTCGATATCTCTTATTTCGGACAATACAGCTAATACTGCTCCCATTGTAGAGTTTAGTTGATCGCTGTTACTGCTGCCGCCACCTATTGAATCCATTTTAGCTACTACATCTCCGGCGTTAGTACCTTTACCTGGGCCATATTTGTTATCTTTAGCAAGTTCGTCATTTAATTTTCCAAGAACTTCTACTAAAGACTCCATAGCACTAGTATACGTTCTAACGCCGTTGATGTCAAGTCCTTTTTTCAATGTTTCAAGATTATTTTGTAACTCTGGTATTGAAGCAAATGACTGCACTACAGATTGTGTCTGTTGTAGTGCTGCTAGTCCTGTTTGTGCTTGTGTCGGATCTAAACTTGCAGGATCAGGAGCTTCAGGAGCTTCAGGAGTTTCTACTGCTGCTGTCTCATCACCAAAAAATGATTTGCCTTCTCCGCCTAACCATTTTGGCAAATATTGTTTAAAGTTTGGCATTTCAAAATCAAACGTAAAGAACCCTTTAACTTTATCAATTATACCTTGGAACATACTAGATATACTTGGTATTGCTAACTCACCAAAGCTAAACATACCTGTTACTGTTTCCCATGCAGTTGTTAACAATCCTGATATTGAAAATCCGGTAGCCTCTTCTCCCCATGCAAAGAAGCCTTTGACAGTTTCCCATGCTTTTGTTGCTAATATTGATATTCCTAAACCAATAGTATCGGCTTGCCATGTAAAGAAGCCTTTGACAGTTTCCCATGCTTTTGTTGCTAGTGCAGAAATACTAAATCCTTCTTCTCCAAAATCAAAGAACCCTGTTATCTTAGTCCATGCTTCGCTTATTAAAGTACTGATTGCATATGTTGCTTCACCTTCACCAAAGCCAAACCAACCAGTAACTGTATTCCATAATTTTGTAAGGTCTTCAGAGATACTAAACTTTGTATCAACAAGTGTAAACCAGCCTGTTACTGAATCCCATGCTTTTGTAGCAATATCTATAATGCTGTAATTTCCATCTTCGCCAACAGTAAACCAACCTGTCACTGATTCCCAAGCTGTACTAAACAATCCACTTATTCCAGTAGCAGCATCTCCTAGTACATCAGCTCCCCATGTGAATGCACCTGTTAACATATCCCATGCTCCGGCCAATAAGTCCTTCATAGCTTGAATTCCAAACACTGCCACAACTGCTGCTGCGATGCCTGCAGGAATAGCCAATACTGGTGCGGCAATAGCTGCGCCGATTCCAACTAATCCGCCTATGAATAAAGTACCCCAAGGTATGTCAAAGTCAAACATACCATCAGCAAATCCCTTTGCTGCTGCTGTAATGCCTTCTAATACAATATTACCGCTATCACCAAATGCTTTTGATATTGTTCCGCCTTCGCCAAACAAATCTCCAATTAAACCTTTTACTTGTACAGTCTTTTTACCATCTGGTGTATCAATTTCTTCTTCACCGCCAAATAGTGCTGTGCCTAATCCGTATTTTTTGAAATTGTCAACAAAGGTAGAAATTGAATTAAAGAAACTATCCATAGTAGCTTGTAGAGTTCCGTCTTCTATTATCCCAGTAATCTTTGTTGAAAAGTCTTTTACTAACGCAGCTGCGCCTTCAAAAATGCCACTGTCTACAAATGCTTCTTGTATAATACCTCGTGCGGCACGTATTGCTTCTTCAAACGTAGTAAATGCATCGGTAGTTTTATCT